AATTGTTATTTTTTTATTTTAGGTAAGAGAGAAATTTGTTTTTATGCGCTGTTTGTACAAATTATGTGCACCATTTGTACATAAAATGTACAATTTTATCTTGACAAAAGGGTTTATTTTTGTTATCGCTTTTATTATTGAGGATTATTTTTAATAAAAACAGGGGGTTTGAAGAAATGGCTAAGACAGGAAGGCCGCCAAAATATAAAACCGCAGCAGAATTACAAAAATTAATTGATGCTTATTTTGAACGTTGTGAAAGAGAATATGAACCTCTTACAATTACAGGCTTGGGCTTAGCTATTAACTTGAGTAGGCAACAAATAATTGAGTATGGAAAGCGAGATATCTTTCATGACATGATAAAAAGAGCTAAGCTTAAAGTAGAACATGACTATGAACTTGCTTTGAGGAAGAAAGGCCGAGCTGGGGATATTTTTGGACTTAAAAATTTTGGTTGGCGGGATAAAACAGAACAAGACATACACATATCAGGCATTGAAGAGACTTTAAAAAATTTATGATCATTTCTAAAAAAAAATTGTCATTAGAAGCGCAAAAAAAGCTTAAAAGATTAAAGACAGATTATCCTTATTTTGCCAAAAAAATGCTCAAAATTAGGGCAAAAACAGTTGATGAAAATAATAATAAGATTATCCCTTTTAAATTTAATATAGCGCAGCGGTACATTCATGCAGTGTTAGAAGCACAGAAAAAAGAAAAAGGTTATGTTAGGGCATTGCTTTTAAAAGGTCGTCAGCAAGGATGTTCAACGTATACAGAAGGTCGTTTTTACCATAAAACCAGCCAGAATTTCGGGGTTAAAACTTTTATTCTCACACATGAGGACAAGGCGACTAATAACCTGTTTAAGATGACTAAGCGTTTTTATGACAATTCTCCTGCTGCTTTGCGCCCTCATTTACAACTTTCAAATGCAAAAGAGCTATATTTTGACGTTCTCGATTCCGCATATGGCGTAGGAACAGCAGGGTCGGGTAATGTGGGCCGTTCGGACACGATTGATTTTTTTCATGGTTCAGAAGTAGCGTTTTGGAAAAATACAGATGCAATCAGGACTGGAGTTTTACAGGCTGCTGAAAATGCAGAGGAAATTATACTTGAGAGCACTGCAAATGGTCTTGGGAATATGTTTCATCAGATGTGGCAAGATGCTGAAGCGGGAAAAGGGAAGTATATTGCAGTGTTTGTTCCTTGGTTTTGGCAGGATGAATACAGAGAGGAAGTTCCCGAAGGTTTTAGGCTTAATGGTGAAGAAAAAGCTTATTTTCGGGCTTATCAGAAAAATGGTCTTACTGACTTAGAACAGATGGTTTGGCGCAGAAATAAGATTATTGAATTGGGCAGTGAAGATTTATTTAAACAGGAATACCCTGCAACCGCTTCAGAAGCTTTCATTATGACGGGGCACGATTCTTTTATAAAGCCAAACCTCGTACTTGAAAGTAGAAAACAACAAGCAGAGCCTTACGGGGCGTATATTGTTGGTTGCGATCCTGCCAGGGAAGGAAAAGACCAGACAGCGTTTATTCGTAGGCAAGGCAGGAAAGTGTGGGGCATAGAAACATACGAAAACCTTGATGATATGGAAAAAGCAGGCAGAGCTAAGAAGATACTCGATGCAGAACCTGTAACGATGATGTTTATTGATAGGGGTGGTGGATCAGGAATGTATGATAGATTAAAAGAAATGGGATACCAAGACAGGGTTAATCTTGTGAATTTCGGAAGTAGAGCGCTTGATCCTGATGTGTATCGTAATCGCAGAGCAGAAATGTGGGGAACAATGAAAGAATGGTTTGAGTCTCCTGAAGAAACTGACATTCCTGATTCTGATTATTTACAGTCTGATTTATGTGCTCCGGGCTTTAAATACACATCAAATTCACAGATACAGCTTGAGCGGAAAGAAGATATTAAAAAACGAATTGGGAAGTCTCCTGACGTTGGAGATGCACTTGCGCTGACGTTTGCGCAGCCTGTCGCTATTAAAAAAAAGAAACGAATCACAATGCCAGCATATACGCCGCTTGACTGCGCAGTAGGATATTAGAAGATGGAAGGATACGAAGATATAGAGGAACAAGAAGGTCTGCAAGAAGATCAGGAAAGCCAAGAAGAAGGCCAGGAAAGCGAAGCCCGAAAGCGCCAGGTACTTGAAGGACTTGCTTTCCATTTGCTTAGAAAGCGGGACGAAGCAGTCGCTTTTCGGGCTGCGTCAGGAATTGAAAATAAATGGCGGGCAGATGAGGAAGGTCTTGAGGGGTATGATGATGATTATAGGCCTTCTGCCGTTGAATACGCTGCCGAGCTTGCTTATCCGCCTACAACGCAAAATGAAACTCCGCAACGTTCAAGGGTTGTGGTAAATATCATCAGGGGAAAATGTGAACTTGCAGAGGGTAGGTTTTCTGATATTATGCTCCCGACTGACGATAAAAACTGGGGTTTGAAAGAAACTCCAATCCCTGAGCTATCCGAGGCTCTAAAAGATACCAGACAGGCTGCAACCCTTGATAATAAACCGCTTGTAAAACAAGGGCAGCAAGGACAACAACAGCCACTCACGATTGCGGAGATAGCGGAAAAAGAAAAACAGCAAGCAGCTGACCGTATGAAAAAAATGGAAGACGTAATCGATGATCAACTCAATGAATGTGATTATAATTCAGAATTGCGGAAAATTATCAGGAATGCGGTTAGGAGAGGGACAGGGGTGTTAAAGGGCCCCAACGTTGTAAAATCTCTGAAAAAGAAATGGACAAGACAACAATTAGAAGACGGGGCAGAAGAGTTTATTCTTGAAATAAAAGAGGATCTTCAGCCTGCTTCTGTATCAGTTGACCCTTGGGATGTTTTTCCTGATCCGCAATGCGAAGAAGACATACATCGGGCATCATACATCTGGGAACGCAGTACAATATTACCGAGAGAACTGAGAGACTTGATTGGCGTCCCGGGTTATTTTGATGATGAGATCATTGAGATACTTCAAGAAGAACCCCGGCAACTCACAACAATTTTTGATAAGGATACTGCCAGGTTAAAGACTAAAGCAATAGTGAATAATAAGAGTTCCCTGTACGAAAAATGGGAATATTATGGAGACCTGGACAGGGAAGATATTGAAGCACTCGGGATTGATGTATCTCATGATGAAATTAGTCAGACATTTTCTGTGTGTTGCGTATTTGTTAATGAAAAGCCGATTAAGATTTTTTTAAATGCGCTTGACTCGGGAGATTTGCCGTACGATTTTTTTCAATGGACAATCCAGTCTGGCAGTCCATGGGGCGTTGGAATTCCAAGAATCCTCATGTGGTTGCAACGTATGATTATTGCAGCGTTCCGGGCAATGATGGATAATGCAGGAGACAGCGCAGGCGCTAATATTGTGGTCGGAAAAGGCATTTATCCAGTTGATGGTCGTTGGGAAATTACAGGAAAGAAAATATGGCGGATTGATGATGATGACGAGCTCGGAGACGTAAGAGCGGCATTTAGTCAGTTTCAAATTGCGAACAATCAAGGGGACTTACAAAACATTATAGAGTTAGTTTTAAAATTTGTTGACCTCGAAACAAGTTTACCGATGATGTTTCAGTCAGAAAAAATGGGGCAGCCTGAGACTCTTGGCGCAACAAATATCATGGTCGATGCTAATAATGTGGCTCTAAGAGATCGAGTGAAGCAATTTGACGATCAAATTACAAAGCCGCACCTTCAGCGGTATTATGATTGGAATATGCAATATAACCCTGATAATGAGATTAAAGGAGATTATAAGGTTGATGCACGAGGCTTGTCCGTGCTTTATCAGAAAGATGAAACAGCTCAAACCTTGATGAACGTTTTTAAAGCTAAACAAGACCCAGATATAAATCTGTTGGTGGATTGGGAAAAAGCCACTAAGAAACTTTTTTCAGCATTACGATTAAATATTATGAAATCTGAAGCTGATTTACAGAAAGCAAAACAGCAACGGGCTAAGATGCCGCAACATCAAGACCCGAGGATTGAAGCAGCAAAATTAAAAGTTCAAGGCGATATGAAACACACACAAATGGTGCAGCAAGCAGATCAGCAAGAGTTGCAATTTAAGATGCAGCAACAGCAGGCTGATATGAAATTTAAAGCACAGCAGGCGGAGCAGGAACGGCAGTACAAACTTGCAATGAAAAAAATGGAGTTACAGCTTGAAATGATGAAGCTTTCACAAGAGCAGGGAATTTCTCTTGACAAAATTAAAGCAGATTTAATGCGAGATAGTATGAAACTCAAAACGCAAGTGGCCTTGACACAGAAAGATGGTTCAGCACCGCAGGTTACAACTCCGCCGATTGAACCACCTGCAAGAGCCAGAGCAGGGCATGCATACACAGAATAGGAATTAAAAAGAATGCTAAAATTATTTATAGGTAAAAAAAAGGAAAAAGAGCCAATTCATACTAAGTATGAGCCCTTTAAAGCTGATCTTCTGGAACATGGAGCATTTTCAAAATTCAATCCAGAATCTGAAACATGGCGGTACTTGGAAACATGGTTAAAAAACAAAATACAAAAAAAACGTGAAAAGAATGATACATTAAACCTCACAGAAGTACAGACAGCGGTTTTAAGAGGGGAAATCAAAGCATATAAATATCTTTTAAAGCAAAAGTTTTTAAAGGAAAAGGGAATTTTAAACGAGCAGGATGTTGTTGGACAACATCTTCCTCAAGCTTAACCGCCTTAAAAAAGCCGGTTAAAAGGGGTAAAAATGGGTGATAACGATAAAACTTTTTTAGACCAAACGGACACAACATCAACAACAGAAGAGCAATTCTCAAACGAGGAAAACCCTTTAACAGAAGATGAAGTCAGACAACAAATTGCAGCAGAAGTTTTTGAAGGAAAAAAGGCTGATCTTCCACAACCGGAAGATGCTGAGGAGGACGAAGATGTTGAGGAGGACGAAGATGTTGAAACGCCAGGTGAAAGCCCTGCCGAGTTAATATCAGAAAACAAAGCAAAAACACAGCCGGAACTCCCAGAAGAGCTGCAAAATCAAATATCTGCAATGTCGAATAAGCTGAATAATCTTGATGCGATTGCAAACCGCCTTAAACAAGCAGAAAGCCGGTTAGGCGCAATGCAAAATGAGTTTTATGCAGCTAAGAAAGAAGCAGAGCAGAGGAAAGCAGAAGGGATTAAAGCTCCTTCGAAAGAAGAAATGGCAGCAGCGTCAGGCTCAAAAGAAGCTTGGGAAGATTTAAAAGAGGAATTTCCTGAATGGGCAGATGCTTTTCAATATCGGATTGATGAGGCTATTGCCGGGATAAAACCCGCCAATCAGATCACACCTGAGATAGAAGCATTAAAACAGACAGTCCAGTCTTTAAATCAACAAGCTATTACGCCGCAAGCGTTGCAAAAAGAGTTATTGAGTTTTAAATATCCGGGCTGGGAAAAAGTGATCCAATCCAATGATTATAAAGTTTGGTTGCAGAGCCAGCCGGATGACATTAAACAGA